CTCATCAATTAAAGACGCTGCAATCATTGTGTCAACTATTTTACCATGAACTGTTAGCCCTTCTGCTCTTAACCAACAGATATCATACATTGCATTGTGAAATATAAAGGTGGTATCAGCTTGATTGAACATATCCTGGAGCCATGAAAACACCAGTTTTTTGTCCATATTACCGTTTGACTCGTGTCCTATAGGAAAATACCCTGACCACCCCTCTACGGCCACCGCAACGCCAGCAATGTGCCCTTTTCCAGTGACATTACCAGAGCCTAACTCTTTTAAATTTGGATCATTGGTCTCTAAATCTATTGCTATTTGTTTGGCACCAGTTAAATCTTTTAATTCTTCTGGCATAACCCACTCTGTTTCTGGAGTAAATAACGGCGTTTGTATACTTCTCACTCTTCTCTCCTTACTATACCCCAACTATTAATTTTAATTTTCTCTTCCTTGACAGGACTAGGGTAATCCCTTTCTATCATCATCTCTATAAAGTGAATTGCTTTGAGCAAGTCCTCTTTTTTCCCTTTAAAGGGATGACGACATATGTATTTTATAGCGCAACCCTCTGGAAAAAGCAACTTATTCTCTACTACAAATTTACTTGGCTGAATTTTAAATTTCTGATAGTGTTTTCCGCCGATTTGTTTATCCCAAACACTCATAATATATAAGCTTTTTCAAAATCTCTTGGATCCAAGACGTGTAATTCACGCTTCGCTCTCGTCGCTCCAGTATAAAATAATCTATGTAATTC